TGGCGCAGACACTCCACAATTGCCCCGGTCTCGCCATGCAGCGTGATGAGCGCGCTGATGGTCGCGTCTTCCAGAAAGTGCCCGGCGCTGTCCGTGTCGCCGACCGCAAACCGCACGCGGTCAAGCGCGGTGCTCAGGTCTCCGGTGAACGTAAAGGCCATGCGCGGCCTCCTTAGGCAAGCATCAGGCAGACGTGCATCGTCAGGTCATTAGCATCGGCGTAGTCTGGCGTCGAGGCATTGGCGACCAGGTAGAAGTAGAGCTTCCCGGACGGCAGCGTGTCAAACACGATCGGCTCGCCGGTGCCTTCATCCTTGCCTGCCACGAGCGCCATGTCCGCCTCTGTGCCAAGCGTGTTGTAGTCCGCTGCGGCGATGTCGATGCGCCCGATGCACTTCAACCAGTCGGCCTCCAGCGGAATGTACTCGGCTGCGTCTGCCACCGTGCTCGGCTGCTCCTTGAACACGTACAGGTCGAACGGCTCGGCCTGGCACGCATCATCGACCAGCCGTACCCACTCGATGTACCCGCCGCCCTTCACCTGCGGAATGGCGTCACTGGTCAGTAGCCCGCCGACCGAGTCTTCCGCCGTGTATGCATCAGTTGCCACCGTGATGGGCACTTCGACGATTACCGGTCTCCAGTGTGGGATCATAGGTAGTCCTTTTGGTTACGGGGGCGGGCGGTAAGACCCGCCCCCTTCCGCCTGTTAAGAGTCAACCGTCGGCTTGATGATGCCCGACGCGCCAGCCGCGTTGGTGCAGTAGTTCTCGCAGAAGCCCATCGCCGCGCCGACCACGCCGACCACATTGTCCTTCAGGTTCATCACGTTGTTGCGCACGAAGAACCCGGTAGTGTCCGACTTGACCCCAAGGCCAAGGCCAGCGGTAGTGTCGATGTTGATCACCGTGTTGTTGGCGATCAACACGTCCGTACTGGCGGCGGTCAGGGCATCAAGTACACTGGCCGAGAAGTCGCCGTTGATGTAGCTGTTGAGCAGTTTGAGGCGGTCTGCATTTCCTGCACACTTGATGCAGTTAGACGCCCCGCCGCCGGGAAAGCCGTAGTAGCGCAGGCCGTCGATGGTCACGTCAGTGCAACCGGCGGCGATGGCGATGCCGATCAGAAACTCCTTGTTGGCTGCGCCATCCTTCATCTCGATGTCTTTGAGCGTTGTGCCGTCTGCGCCCGCGCCAAGGCTGATGCCGGTCACGATGTCGTCCTTCGCGCCGACCAGTACCAGGTTCTCCAGCGTGCAGTTGGCCGCCGTGATGGAGATGATCGACGCGGTAGCGCTGTAGGTCAGCGTCGGGCGCAAGCTGCCGCGCCCCAGCCCGATGACATGCACGCCCGCGACGTCCATCACTAGCGAAGTTGCGCCGCTGATGGTCTCCGCGTGTCCCGGCATCACCACGATGATGTCGCCCTGGGATGCCGTGCACAGGTTGATCGCCTGGTCGATGGTGGCCTTCGGTTGCTCCGGCGTCTTGCCGGAGTTGGCCGATGACCCGCTGCCGGAAGAGACGTAATACACGTCTCCGAGCGTCAGGGGCAACCCGCTAACTGCCGGGACACCCCCCAGACTATACACCATGTCCGCAAAGGTGGTCATGTCGGCCCCCTAAGCCTGGTTGCCGTACACGAAGCGCGGGTCGATGAAGCCGTACGAGTAGCGCATCCGGAACTCGTACACGATGTGCGTGGTCGCCTCTTCTACGACCGCATTGTACAGCGGGATGCGGTCGAACCAGAACAGGCTCTGCTTGGCCCAGATGGGATCGATCAGGAACCAGCTCTCGTTGTCGGTCAGGTAGTCCCACGCAAGGTTCGTGAAACCGGCGGCGGCATTGGCGTCGTTGTTCGCGCCGCCCGGCTTGGCCGTCGCCTTCACGATCTCAGTCACCACATCGTTCAGTTCGATGGGATGCAGGATGAGCGTCCCGTTGCGCATCAGCGGATTGCCCAGACCGTCCGTCAGCGCGCGCAAAGCCGTGCGTGCGTTCTTCAGCGCATCGTAGGAAAGCGCCTCGGTGCCAGTGTTGTCGTAGGTGGCGGCATTGCTTGCGCTGTACGGATGCGTGGCCGAGCACAGCGCCACGCCATCCGGCCCAAGGTACGGCGCGGAGGCAGTCCAGGCGTTATTGAACACGGATGCAGCATCCCACTCGCGCTTCTGCGCGGCAGAGATGCCCAGCCCGCGCAGCGCCTGCTCCACGAGGCCCATTTGGTCATCTTCGATGTAGCGGCGCTCCAGCTTGAAGCGCCGGGTGTAGTCGTAGTGGTGGAAGGTCTTCGGAAAACCCCGGTCGAAGTCGGCATATGCCGTCGTTCCGGTGTTCTTGTAGACGTCCCAGCCCTCGCGGTCGGTGCCTTCCATGCCGAGGAAGTACTCGTCTCCCTTAGCGGAAGACTTCACCGCATACAGTTGCGGGATGGCAGACGGAACCATCTGCACCCCTGCCATAAACATGTCATAAACTACCGGCTGGTAGTCTTCTGCCCATGCGATGCTCATTTGGCGCCTCCCGGCGTTAGCTCTTTAGCTGATTGCTGAAGTGCGCGCCATTGATGATGCGCACGAGCGTCGGCTCAGTCGCGGACGAGTTGGCAACCACGACCAGGTCGTGGTTAGAGTCGGCAGCCACAGTCATCGCGCCTGTGGTTCCGGCCAGGTCAAGCTTCGCGCCCGCAGTACGAGCGTTGGCGTCAGTCACCGCGTACACCGCATCATCGTCGACGATGCACTTGACATAGGTCGTGCTGTCAACGGCGGAGACGGTCTCGACAACCGCGCCGATGAGCATGTCGTCGTCAGTCGCGGCGATGGTGCATTCACCGCCGTCGTATTCGACCAGATCGCCCGCCGTGTAGGTCGCGGTGTCCTTCGCCAGTATGTCGCGGATCGTCGGCGGCGCGCCGCACAGACGATACCGGAAGTGAAACCCGTAGGTCTCCATGATTTACCATCCTTTTGGCGGCTTGCTCTTCAGCAGCGCCTGTATGTACCGTTCTTCGCTCATGCCCGCCCGCTTAGCCGCTTCCTGTTGGCTCGGCGTCAGTTTCACGGTGGGCTTGCTGTCTCCGGCAACCCCTGCATCCAGCGCAGGCGCGACCGGCTTGCTCAGCAGCGGCTCGTTCTTGTTCAGCCATTCGAGCGTCTGGCGCGGGTCGTCGAACGCCGGGACGAGCTGCCTCACGCTTTCGGGCAGGCGCTCAACACGCGCCTCCACCGTCGCCCGCAGGCTCGCCTCCAGCTCCGCCACGCGCTTCGCCTTCGGCTTCAGGTCAGCGATCTCGCTGGCGCGCCGTTCGGCCAGCTCCTGCCACTTCTGCTGGGCCTCCAGCTCCTGCGCGCGCCGCGTCGCCTCTTCTGCGGTCAGGGCTTCCAACTTTGCCTCAAGCTCGCGCATCCGGGCGTTCACTTCCTGGAAGCGCGAATATGGCACGGTCTGTTCGGTGTTTAACGCCGCCGCCGGCGCGTCGCCCTGCTGCTGCTGCTGGTTGTTCGTGTCCTCGTTCATGGTGTCCCCTTTTCGTTTTTAACGCGCAACGCCGCGAAATTGCCTGCCTCAGTCCTGCGTCCGGCGCGCCCCGTTGTCGAATACCTCGACAACCCAGCCCTCGCCGTCCCACTCGCCCCACACTTTGTGGCCGCGCCAGTCATCGATCAGCACGCGGTCACCCGCCCCCACGTTGTCCGGCAGCGCTCGCAACAGAAGCGCCGGGACGTTCACGATGCCGCCCGCCCGCAGTTGGTTGCGCAGGTCGTTCAGCGCCTCGGTCATGTGCTGGCCCAGCGGCACGCTGTCCACCGCAGCCGCCGGAATGCTCGCTCGTTTTGTCATTTCTTTTCCCCCGCATAATATTCCCGCGCCGCGTCGCCCAGCATCCCGCGCAGTGACTGCGCGCCAACCATCTCCCCAAACACCGGGTCGGTGTACCGGCGCGGGTAATCTTGCAGGTTGATCGCCCCGGCCTTCCACGCCTCATACGCCGCATCGCCCATCATGGCCCGCTGGCGCGCCTCCGGCTGCCGCTCGAACCACGCCGGGCCTGCCTCCACCTCCGGCGCAGCCCGTCCGCGCACTACGGCAACCGAGGTACAGCGCCCGTTGTGGTGATCATCAACGCGCTCGTCAGGTCTGAGCACCGTGCCATGCAGCGCAACGCAAGCCATACA